TCTCGGCGCTAGCCTTTTTATACCATCTAGTTCTACCCGATATCGGGCAAATTATAAGTATGAAAGAGCCTATACTAACAACTACAGTAGACCAACAACTTCTTTCAGTGATCACATGAAAGACATAGGCGGCGTTAATATAAAAACTAAGGCGGACGCTAAAAGGGCGTATATAGACGCAGCTAAAAAATATCATCCGGATATTAACAAAGATCCAAATGCAACAAAGAAAATGCAAAAAATAAATGATGCTTGGAAAAAGCACAAGAGCATCCGGAGTTTAGCAAGCTTGCTTTTTTATTTAATAATAACCTTAAAACTTTAGGATTCAAATAATGTGGGCTCCAGTAAAATCTAAAACGCCAGAAGAGCATTATTCCCTGAAGGGGTACGGCAAAGAAACTGTCAATAGAGCCCTAGCCGCGGGTGCAGGAGCTCTAGCAGGAGGCTTGCCGATAGGGTTAGCTGCTAGAGTAATAACCAGTAAAATGAAGAATCCAGGACTTCGGGTAGCTTATACGACACTGGGAGCTACCATTGCAGGCGCTGCTGCGGGATTAGGAATAGCGGAATACAAGGCTACTAAAAAAGGTAATGAGGCCTCCAATTCCAAACCCTATACAAAAACTACCCATGCTTTAAGAGCTGCTGGAACCTTAGCAGCTGGTACCCCGGGTGCTTTACTAACAAAACATTATTTAAAACATAGACCCAAGACCTTCAAACCATTTTTACTTTCTTCAGCTGCTACTTTAGCTCCGGCCTTAGCCGCGGACTACTATATAAGAAAACACGCTGCTTACTTTAATTCACAAAATATAGCAGCGCTTAAAGGCAGTAGAATATTTAAAGGGTTTGAAAAGATTCCGCATACAACAAAAGATCCAAATTTAATAAGGTCGCGATCCCGCGCCGCTTCGGCTGGAAAATTTACTAATTTATATTCTACACGTAAATTAACCGGAAATGCGCCGCTAGGGGTAGAGGCTTTGAACTTGACAGCTATATTTAAGAAATAATAGGACAAAATATGTTAAAAGAACTAGGATTTGAAAAGACGGCTCGATTACAAATGAGTGATATAGAGCGTAATATTGGTACTTACTTTTCGGATAAGCAAGAGCCTCTTGTGCGCAGACTAATACAAGAGCAGCGCGACAAACGAGTTGCTTTGAAACACCCGGTAGCCACGGGTATAGCTACACTTGGTATTGCTCCTGCTGTTGCAAAGTCAAAGGCAGTAAATGAAGTAACCAGAAAGCTTTTGAGAAATGACGTAGTGCTCAGGAATTATTATGGAAAAAGAAAAGAGACTAGACGAAATAGGGAACTAGAATTATATCGTCTACGAACAGAGCGAGACAGGGCAAATCAATATAGACATGCCGCCTCACAGCTGGGCCAGGCATATGTGGCAGGTAAATTATGGCATTAGAATACCGATAGATGAGTACTATGCCAACTAAAGATTTGTTAGACAAACTAGAAGATATTTTGAAGGTTGTTGGTAAGTTACACGAAGGACAACAGGCACACTCTGCCCAGTTGGCCTCAAACGAAGCCGCTATCCAGGCTACTTCTCAAAAGGTGGAAGCAACTAAAAAAGAACTAAAAGAAGTTGTAGAGAATAAAACCGGGATATTGGAAGGAAAGCTCGAAACAACTAACGAGCGAGTAGAGTTATATAAGAATGACGGGCGTAATAAAGTTAAAGGTCTCTGGGCTCTTTTAATTATTATATTATCTACAATTGGTACTTTATGGGCGTACTCGCTGAGTACAAGCGATCACACACATAATAATACCGCGGTATTGGCAGGTATTCAAGCTACGATTGATTCAGAACACGAAGCCATTAGAAATGAAATTGGCATAGGCACCAAACTAGACACTCTTATTAGTTTAACCAGGGAAAATCCAAATGTCACAGATGAAGACTTGTCTACTGATTGAAATCGTTGACTTTACAAAGTTATGCGAGGAGAATATAGACAACGCCAGACATGCACAGGAGTTTTTATTTGGGGAAGAAGAAGGTTTGGTAGTTTCTATGTGCGTCGATAAAAGCGTACCTTCAACTGCTCCCGGGAATGCGCACTTGTACTTATTTGATAAGCCATTATGTGCGGTACATTGTGCCATAGATTTATTGTCAGATATTCGCAAGCACAATGCTAAAGATATCAACAAAGAATTTTTAGTGCATATAGCGCTTACGTATGGCGAGGTTTTTGAAGCTTCTGAAGGGGTCTGGACAGGCGCTTGTATAGATAACGCTTTTTCTATTATGAAAGATGCTTTACCAAATTATATTTTAGTAGATCATATGGTTTATTTGAATCTTAAGAACCAACCAATAGATTTTAGACTTGTTACGCCTGATAATGGCGCACCACAAGAGTACCCAGACGCTATTTACAGTATACGGACAAATGAGGTCATAAATGGAAGACTATCCCGCCGAATAGATGAGCTCGGCATAAAAATTAATTCCCTTAGCGAAAAGATTAATATATAATGAGCAGTGACAACACTATGGACTATTTGAAAGACCTGCAGAGACTAGATGAGTTAACCAAGCATATCGATGAGTTAACAACCAAGGTTGATCGTGGACCAGACGGCTGGATTTATTATAAAGATGTTAATGGAAATGAAGATGGTACACGTAGCCGCACTCTTTTTCTTGACCCCCTATTTAAGGTTAGGGTTATGCTGATAGAAGGTAAAAAAGGATTTGTATCTAATTTCCATGATTATAGAGATTCCAGGGCTATAGGTATACTATTTGAAGGTATACAAAGAATAGAGTATTTACAGGAAGATCGTGAAGGTGAGGTTTACAGATCTCCGTCGTATGTGTACTTGAGCCCGGGGGTATCGCATAGAAATATTGTAGAAGAAGATATGAGGGGTGTAGTGGTTACTATGCCAGCTATACTTGGTTACCACGCTGACCCAAAACCGCCTCAACAAGAAAATTAAGGACGAGAACGATGAGCAGATTTAAGACACCGCCCGTAGATATAAATACTGTTGACCTTTATCACATCAAGGGGAATATAGTATTTTATAGACCTAATGGCGTAGCTGGAAAAGCTATACTATTATTTGCAAAAAAATACAGCCACACAGCTCTAATTCTGGACAAGGATCACGAGCTGGACGCCGAATGGAAGCGCGGAGTAACAATCAATGCTCCAGATTGGTCACGCAAGATTGACATGGTCAAGCTTCCGTTTGATAAGGTAGCGTATGACCTTACCTGGAAAAAGTACAAAGACGGCGGCTATGGCAAGCGCCAACTCTTTGGTATGGCATTCCGTAGGTGGCGTATTATTAGTACCAAGGGTGCGGTCTGCTCAGAGCTAATGGCCTTTTACCTGATGAATCATAGATGGATTAAAGAAAAGGGCATTAAACTTGACGAGAAGGATCCTAACTATTATACTCCATATATGGTTTACAAGTTAGCAAGAAAAATGAGAGATGCTTAAAATGAATACATTTTTAGAATTATCGGAAACAAATCCGACCAAGGAACAGCTAAAGAAAAATGCTGCTCAATACCACGATACCTATCCAGAAGCTAGTCACGGGTTTGCTCACTTGACAACCTTTGATTTAATGGATGAAGCTGACCGCGATCACATGAGACTCGCGGCTAACAGGAAAGCTTCGGCTGGTCCAATAAGAAATCTAAAGGAGATCTTTAGAAATGGCTAACACATATTGGGAGTTAATGACCAAGGAAGCCGCTCCTGTCGGTCACCCCTTTTCCAAGACCTTTAGCGAAGAAGCTCGTGGAGCTTTCGGAAAAGCTACCACTACAGCAAAGCCGGGGGTACATCCATTTAGAGCAGCTGTTCCAAATCCAAATCTAAGTGATTTGTTCGGAAAAGCAAAACCGCGAAAATGGAAAGGTAAGCTAGGACTTGCAGGCCTCGGTTTGGGTATTGGAGCAGGCTTAATTGGCTTAAATAGTTATGCAAAGGGACAGCGTGAAGACTATAATAAGAGAGTTTTCTGATTCCAAACAAACGCTTACTAAGTTAGGATTCTTGGGTATGCCTAATCCTATCTTTGGTAATTCTCGTTATCAGGTTAAGAGTCATCTTGACCTGATAACAGAATTTAAAACCCAAAGACGCATGGCAATGGATGATGGTAGATTCAGGGATGTTGGAAAAATAGACAAAAACATAGCCAAGACTCGTAAGAAATATGTGCGTAAATTAGAAGGCTGGAGACGAAGTAAGAGGCTAATGAAAAGTTGGGCCCCATGGACTGCTGGTATTGAAGCACCAATGGCTGTTCATGAAATAGGTAAAGCTATGAAAGCATCTAGATTAGGAGCAATAAGGTTATGATATATTATCAACCACAAGTAGTGCAAGAATATCAAAGAGCACTGCCGCCTCATTACGAGACAGTATTATCTAAATTGGCTTCTAACCCGGTACTAATGACTCTTTTAGGAGCATTAATTGGGCAGTACAAAATGGATAGGCACCCCGTAAAAGGCGGCATGGCCGGTCTAGCTACAAGTCTTTTCTGGAATATAATAAAAAAGAAACAAGAGTCACAACCAGAGCAAGTACCACCTCAACCTGTGATATATAATCCACAAGCGCAAATGCCCGTAAGTATTTTTCCACAACCGCCACAACATCGTAGGTACGGTAGATAATGTTAAAGAAACTTGGATTTTCTAGCAAAGCAGGGTATATAATTGGAGGAGCTGTAGGCGCTCCTGCACTTCTTAGTGGCTTTAATAAAGTTACTGGCGGTGGTAAAGAATTAACGAGGTATGTACAGAAAGCAGATCCAGAATTCTCAACCTCTGCTTATGCACCGATAAATTATGTCAACAAGAAATATACAGAGAAACCTAAATCAGCTTTAATTGCTTCAGCTATTACTGGCGGTCTTTTGGGTTCTGCGCTGGATAAGCACATCAAAGCTACAGCTGCCGGCGAGGTTTTGGTAAATCCAAATACTATATTAAGAATTAGAAATAAGAAGATCACAAAGGATTACTTAAAACGTATAAATAAGCTTTCTGGGCCAAAAGGATATATGAGAGGAGTAGGAGCTCTAGCTACATTAGGAGTATTAGCTGGGGTAGGAACTGGCATTGAAGACAAACCCAATAAAAAGAATTTAGCTTTAGCATCCGTAGGTGCGGGTACTGCAGTGGGCGGATTATATGCAGCCAACCTAAGAAAATCTCATACATTTAGTAAGCTTAAATTACGCCCTAGAGTATTGGCCTCAAAACTTAAATATCGCCCAGTGCTGGTCGGCGCTACAGCCGCGGCCGGTGCTCTAATGCCTATATTGGGGCATAGTGTACCAAAACTAGAAAGAGCATTGAAGAGCAATGGAAAAAAAATTACTAATACCACATAAGCGCTACATTCAAGTTTTGATGGTTGGAGGTTTATCTTCTCAGGCCATAATCTATGATCTAAATCAAATGAACTTGCCTATACCCCACCCGGCAGGTTTAATCCAAAATTTATATAAAGACTTGTATAATACCAACCCTGATCATTTTGATGAGGGGGACAAAGATAAGCCAGATATGAGCTGGCTAGAAAAACTGGGACTTGATTCTTTGTTCGCTTATAAGTTTAATAAGGGGTGTAAAAAAATGGACCCGGGAATAAAGGGAGCTTTTAAGATCCTGGAAGATCCACTGATGCGCCGGGCTATTCAATCACTTGCGTTCGCGAAGGTTACGAACGAAGACATCGAACTTATCGTCAACGGTAAGTTTGACATAGGCTATGCCACTGAAGATTTTGAAGCCTTCCTCAAATACTTCTTCGATGTGCATGATTGGAACTACAACGAGCGTGTAGAATTTATCCAATTTGAGCAGTCTTCGGACAATAAACGTTTTTACAAGCTCGCCCTAGATGGCGATAAACCCTACCTCATGTGGAAATTAGGTCTCTCCCCAAGCCGAAGTTTTGACGACATGTTAAGGGAAATGTTCAATGATTCGTTCTATAATTTTAAAGAACGTTCACGACATGACCCAGAACTTGCCCAGAGGTGGGGCACCCTCGCCGTTAAACTATCTGACAAGCTAGATAAACTAGACAAGGACGATCTAGACAGGGAAGAACTTTTCCAGAATTTAGAATTTGATACTGATTCATTTGAAAATAGGGAACAAACTTTCCCAGGCGCCGAAGAAATAGAAGGAGCACCTACTTCGGATGATTTAGAAATAGACGATAGTATTAGTATAGAAGATTTAATAGAACGAGGGCAGCTGCCGGATGAGTAAAATTATTTTACCTTCTGCGGCTATTTTAGGAACCGGTGTTGGAACTGCACTGGGGAATAGGTTTTTTGTTGACAGGTATAACAAGAAGCACGGTCCGAAGTCTTTCACTGAATTACAGAAACAGTATAAAGACGTTAAACCGGGCGATGTTTTAATGGTGCGTGATTCTCATATGAGAGGGCCATCACACACCGCCGTGGTTTCTAGTAAGAATAGAATCACGGAAGTATTAGTCCCACAAAGGCATAAAGAGGTAGTTAGGTCTACAACACTTAATAAGTTCCTTAAAGATAGAGCGATTAAAGATGGTCAATTTATTCCTGATCAGGCTATCAAATTTTCAGATGCTTTTCGTCCAGAAAAAGTGAATAAGTCTAAACTCAAGCGCTTGTCGGATAGTATGGTATCAAAAGGCAAGGAGTTCAAAGTTAAATATGACCCTTTGGCTAACATAGTATACAATACTACCCTGGAAGGGGTTGAAAAGGCTAAAGCGACTTGTGTATCTTTTACTAATAGTTTATTGCGAGAAGCGGGCGCTAAGACGCCAAAGAAAGCTCCAGTGTTTCCAAGGTCTTCTGTAAAGGGCTTGAACAAAATAACAAAAATTAAGGCAAGAGAAGCTTATACTGCGCCTCTTGGTATGATGACTGCGGCAGCAGGAGTGATAGCCTTAGCTAAAGGCAAAAAGAAAATAGGATTACCCCTTATGGCCGCAGGCGTATTAGCCAATGCTGTTCCTGTTACTAGGGATGCAGATAATTATATATCCAGTACAGCCACCAGGATGGTAGGCCGTAACCTAAAACATACATTTTCTACTAATAAAAAGGACCAGCCTAATCTAGATATGGGCATAGGCGCTACTGCGCTTGGTGTTCCTTCTGCTTTAGGGATAGCAAAGTTACTAAAATGAGATCACCGCAGACGATTAAATTAAAAAAATCTCAACTAGTTGAGAGGTTATTTTACCTCAATGGCAATCCTTTGTCCTTGAAGGATTATCGTCATATGCGTCCCATTTACGACATGGATGATTCTAAACTAGTTATGCAGTTTGGAAGGCAGACTACGAAATCTTCTACTATGGCTAATATCATGTTGGCTAATAGTATTATAAAAAACGGGTTTCACTCCATGTATGTATCTCCTACAGTGGACCAGACTAAGGTATTTTCAAATGATAGGCTAGCGCCGCTCATTGAAAGTTCCCCGTGGATTAAGAAAATGTATATTAGTTCCAAATTGGAGCAAAACGTTTTTCGTAAAAAACTATTGAATCAGTCAACAATGTATCTTAGATACGCACTTTTAAGTGCGGACAGGCTTCGTGGTTATTCGAACGACATGATTTTATATGATGAGGCACAGGATTTACTGCAGGACATAGTACCAATTGCAAACCAGTCCATGTCACGTTCTTTATACAAACGCGTAATGTTTGCTGGCACCCCTAAAAGAACTGTGGGTACTTTAGCATTCTATTGGGGCAAATCCAGTAAGAATGAGTGGATGCCAAAGTGTAGTCATTGTAATAAATACAACTATTTAGACGAAAAGAACATTGGTACTAAAGGTTTAATTTGTCGACACTGCGGCGGAGCTTTAAACCCAAATGATGGTTTGTGGGTTCGCACGGGCAAAAAAGATGCTGAGTATCAAGGTTTTAGAGTATCACAGCTTCAGTTCTTTGGCGCTCCTTGGGTTGATTGGAAAAATGATATCATAATCCCAATGGAGGATTATGGCGCTGCTCAATTCTATAACGAGGTTTTGGGCATTGCGCATGATGAAGGTGTAGCTCCTATTACAGAAGCTGAAATAAAAGCATGCTGCACCGGTGGACCAATGACAGACAAGCCTAATCAAGCTGATAAGAGTTACAAATATGCACTTGGTCTTGATTATGGTCCTGTTAACTCCAATGCCTCTTTTACATTACTTTCTGTAATGCATAAAATTCCAGGTAAAACAGATGTTGTTAAGGTTAGGTATTTAAAGAAATACGATGGCAAAGAAGCAGATTTTTCTTATATACATCAGGATATACCTAGACAATTTAATACTTGGAGAGCGACTATAGCCGGTACAGACTATGGTCTGGGCGAGGCGTCTAATTCAGAACTGCGAGACCGCCTGGGTGATGATAAGATTATAGCTTACCAACACTTAGGTACACAAAAAGACCGTATAAGATGGAACCAGCGTATGCGTGCTTATACACTTTCACGCAATACAGTAATGACACAGTTCTTTAACAAAATTAAAAAGAAGAAAATTATTTTTCCCCAATGGGAAGATTTTAAACCATTTGCCAGAGATATCTTAGCAGTATCTATTGATTATGATGAAGATAAGGGCAAAATGGCATACATAAACTCAGAACCAGATGACGCTCTACATTCTATGTTATACGGGGCTTTAGCGCTCGAGCTAGTGGAAGGAATGTCAGATGAGTACTAGAACATATTGGGAGCTTATGACGAAGAGAGCAGCTTACGACGATAAACGTGGTAGGTACTTTATAGCAATCCCCACCATATCAGGTGGACCAGAACACATGACAATAAAATTTTTGGGGGACTTAACTGGCAGTCAAGTAGACAAAGTTAAACTCCAAATGGAAGATATAAACAAAATACAAAAAATGCCATTGGTTAGTGAAGGCGTTGGGATACTTGGTAGAAAAAATTTATTTATGGTTAATTTTATTGAAGATAAGGACAAACGTCTAAAAGATCTTTTTAATATTTTTAATAATAAAAAATCACCTATCACGCCACACGTAACTTCGTTCAAGGTAAAAACACCTACACCGCCTTCAGGATATAATTCTGGCGGTATGCGACCAATGGATACTATATTAGCAGATAAAGTGGTACTATATAAGACATTAGGTGCCTACAAATACAAATCGGTACATGAAGTTGTGCTTAAAAAAAGAACCCCCTGGACTTGGATAAAGGACAGATTTGCAAATTGGGTGTAAAACTATTATAATCTATTTGTAATATTTTAATTCGAGGAAAAACAATGGTAACACAAGCAGAATATGCAGAGTATGGTAAAAAGGCTGCTCGTAGCTATATTGATGAACAGGTACCGCTACACGACTCCCTTGTGAAGGTAGCTGAGGATTTGCAATTAAATAGACACGAGATTGACAGGCTTGTAGAGGAGGCCAACACAGCTACATATGTCAAGTTATTCGAGAATACTGTTGAGGATGATAAGTATATTGAGTTTCCTGTAGCAGAGGCGGAAAAGGTAGCAGAAGCTATTGAGCCTAAAATAGTATTTTCTAAAGTGGCTAGTTTTTCCGAGGATTATAATTCTCCGCCAGAGGAAGACGGACCTACCGATGATGAGACTATAAAAGCTATATTTGGTAATCCAGAATCTCAGGAAATAGAAAAAACCGCAGAGATTATAGATCATGTTTCTATTGATAAGAAACGAGCTCTTAGAACTCAAATGCATGAGTTAACTTATCATTTTGATGACAAGTCAGAGCAATTTATAGACTTTGTTAAGAAGGCCGCTTTCAACGGTGTTGATCCCGATTCATTAGGAGCTGCTATCAAAACACATGTTGATAGTAATATTATTGATTCTCTTATTGATCAGGCTAAACAACGCATTAATCCTTCGGACAGTTTAGATAAGGTTGCGTCTTTGCCAGAGACAACCGGCGTAGTCTTGTTAGCTTCAGAGCTTGTAAGTGTAGCAAAAAAATACGTTAACTTGAGGGGTAGCCAGAATGACAACTAACGATTTTATAGAACAGTATAAGCAAGGAAATATACCTAAAAGCACCATAATTAAAATGGCTGCTCTTAAGGGCGAAATTGAAAAGCTGGCTGAAGACTCAAGGATGCCTAAAAGTTGGGGAGGGTTTAAAGGTTCGGCTAAACAGCTTGGGTACATAGCTTTAATCTCTGCTTTAGCTGGCGGTGTAATGACGGCCGGAGCCAAAGGATTAGAGAAGCTTGACGAGAAGTTGTTTGATGACAAACGCAAATTAAAAGCGTTTAAAGATATGACATCTAAATTTCCAGAGTTACTAAGAGATAACGATAAGAAAGCTGTTGTTGATTATTTCTCTTCTTTATGGCATTTTTCACCTCATATAGCTAATGACCCCATGGCGGCGAGATCATATATTAAGCATGCACTTACCTTACATGAAGTGGGCGGTCCTACTTATATGACTTATAAAGATTTGATTTCTGCCCAAGAAAAAGCAGGGAAAACAAAAGACGCCGGACCTCTTAATACAGCAATGCAGTTTCCGCTTGCACAAGTACAGCAATTCAGCGGACCTTTTGATAAATATGATTATTATGGACAACCAAACGTTAGTCTATCAGGCTCATAATGTTAAAACAACCAGAATATGAATTACATGACTTAGGTGTAAGCGTTGAGCTTCTCGACGTAGGCGGAATTGCGCCTTTGGAGAAAACGGCCGAGATGTCAACCGATCTTCAAACCGCTATTTCTGCTATAAAGCCTACTTCTGGTAAAGTATATATTTTAGTTAACGCTCTGGGTGCTGGTGAATACTATGGCAGTAATAGAAACGGTGATTACTTTCCGGAAAGAGTTCTTAAACAATATCATAAAACATTTGAAGCCTTAGCCAGAGTATACAAGCACCATAAAAACAAAGATCCTCTTAGAAGTTATGGTAAACCTGTATTTAGCCATTACAATGACAGCATGCACCGTGTAGAGCTTATACTTGAAATAGACAAGGGCAAAGATCCTAGAATAGAACAAAAAATCAAAGATGGAGACATTAAGGTTTCCATGGGAGCCAAGGTGCCGTTTGATATTTGTTCTATATGCGGTCATAAGTCCAGAAAGATGTCTGAATACTGTGAGCATTTACGCAGGCCGGTTCTTAATAGCACATTGTCTGACGGGCGTAAAGCGTACGCCATAAATACACAACCTAAATTTTTTGATATTTCTATTGTAACCATCCCAGCCGATAAAACAGCTTTCATGATGAAGAAGGTTGCATCTGCTGAGGTAGCTATGCCTTCAGTTGAAATTGCTCATGAACTATTTAAACGGGCTAGAGTTAAAGAAGCGGAAATAGAAAAAGAGATAGAAGGCGAACCAATTGCCGTAGACACAGATCCTAAAAAATTGGTATATGAATCACAAGACGAAATACCGAAAAAAGAATTACTTGCTCTTGTAGATAAGTATGGTGCAGAGAATTTATTACGCGGATTGGCAGAGCTCCACATAATGCCAAAGCCTGTTGATTTTCAGCGCATAGTATTACATAAGAACAAGATGTTTGATTTGCTAGAGCAGCTTGAAAACGCAAAAAGAGTATTTCCTGTATTACCAGATATGGAAGAATCTCCATTCGAGTGTTCTAGAGATTCTTTACCCCATAGTTTATATAATGATATAGCCCCGTATGTACCAGATCGCGCGCTGTCCAAGCCATTAATAATTATTCGTATAATGAAAAAATATGCGCAATATGGCCCTCAGATGCCGGAAAATGTATTTACACCGTATTCTAAGAATGAGCTTGCACAGATGGAGAGAGGTTCTCATGTGCGCACGCCTATATATAAAAACCCGGCTCTACCGTTGATAGGTTTGGGTGCTATGTATTTGGGGTATTCAAAATATTTTAAGAAAGCTATCAACCGCGGGAAGCTTGAAAAAAAGTTTCTTTCTAAGCCGTGGATGTTTCCATTAGTTGCTTTTGGTATCGGCGCCGGTGCAATAGGTGCCCAAAAATTACATGAGGCCAGGCTCAGTGAGATGGCTAATATGAAAAAATATGCCGCAACTAATTATTTGACTGGTCTGTTAGTATCTTTACCCGCTACGTATTATACGTCTTACAATGTCGGGGCCAAGAAAAGATATGGCCAACCTGTTGGAACTATAGAAAATACAGTGGCTAAGCATCCACTAATAACCGGCGCAATGGTCGGAACGGGAGCAGCAGCTCTTATGAAAAGGCTTACAAAAGTGGCTTCAGCTTCGCATCTGACAGAGCTAGAACCACACGAATTAGACGAATTGTATAAAAAACTTGTACTTAGAACTTGACAATATACATATACATATTACATTACTAATGTTAAACGTTAATTAAATAACTGTTTATTTAACAGGAGGTTTTTAAAATGGCTTTAGATTTACAAGAAGTTCTATCTAGTTTATCGTCAAAAACTAATCCAGAAGATAATTTTTTCGCCAAGCTTGCTGAAGATAATGAAGCTGCAGCAGAGCCGGTACAAGAACAAGATTTGGAAAAAATTGCTGAGTTAGAGAATTTAGGACGTGAATTTGGAAGAGCTTTTGCAGAGGACCTGGAAAAGGTTGCTGTTGGTAAGGTTGGCATGACACCAGAAACTGGTGCTCCAATGAACCCAGCGGTAGCAATGCCAGCAAACAATGCGGATGTTAATCCTGAAGTATTAGCTCAAGTTATGGCACTGATTAACCAAGCAGCAAGCGGTGTTGGACAAACAGGTTCATTAGTCGCAGGGTCTGTAGGTGGGGTAGGGGCAGCAACTCCTCAAGCACCGGCAGCTCCGGACCAGTATCCGATTGCAGCTGACGCCATAGGAACTGTTGGACGTGAAAAAACGGCCGCGGATCGTGTAGTTGGTACCATTTGGGAAAATTACTTCGGAGGTGAAGAATAATGACTGGACTATTAGACCTTTACGAAAACATGACGAAAGAAGCAGAAGTTTCTCAAGAGCAAGTTGTTGCTGACCAAGAACGCGTTGAGGTTATTGAGAAGTATGCGAGTTTCGCGGAAGATGCTTTGGTAGAAAATGGCGAACAATACACAGAGGATGACGTAATTAAGCTTGCCTGTGCGATGATTGACCATGATCTCGAAGTAGAAGACAATATGGAAAAAGTGGCCGAATTAGACGAAGCGGGAAGAATTATGGCGCGTGCTTTTCTATCCGAATTACAGGGATAAGAAAAAGCTGAATAATTCTGAGGTATAAGATGGCCAATTTACAAGAGATATTAGAGGCATCCGACATTCAAACCAATCTTGACTTTGGTGATGGCCATGTTAAGGTTGCAGAGGAGTCTGCTGATACTTCTGTGAATTTAGATAAGGATTCGATAGAGAAATTAGCCGAAGTTTTGGATGCTTTGGGCGAAGAGGATTCTATCATTGATGAGATGGCTAAAATAGCTGTTTTAAAAGATATGTTAGATGTATCGGAGCTTACAGAAGATGATAAAACAATGCTGAAAGAAGCTGGGTTAATTTTACCTCCTTTTGCCGATAGAGAGCCAGATCTTAATCGTTTTAAGTATCTAGCCGAAAGGCTGGCTGATGGCGAAGCACTTTTACCTGCGGGGGAAAGTAATGAATAATCGTGAAATCCTTAAACAGGCAGCTGCTACTCTTCGTGGACTTTCAGGTAGAGTAGAACAGTTAGAGGCAGAGAAACATGTTTTTGACAAAGCACTTTCTCTTACTTCTAAGCTTATAGACGAGGGTCAAATATCTTCGGGTAAAGCTCTTGAAAAATTAGCTGAACTTAGAGACGAGACCTTAGATGATTTGGTTACGTTGGGCAAGGCAATCGAACTTACTAAAAACTCCGACTTTCAGGTAAAACTGGGAGAAGTTGCGGATGAAAACAGTAAAGATGGCAATGATCCTCTAACCAGTTTTTTACTAGGCGACTAAACTAAAATAATATTTTGGAGGTTAAAAAATGTTAAAACTTCAAACTGATCTAAATTTAATAGATCGTTTTGATGCGACTGTTATTGCAGCAGGTTCGGGTTATGACATTCTTACCAGCGGTTATCAAGGTATGTGGGCTACTCCTGCCGCAACGGGGTGGGATCTTGCTCAACAGGGCGAACATCCGGCATACTTAATTTGGACCGAAGGTAATTATGATGGAACAACCGAGTCAATCGGGTTTACCCCAGATGCTACAAATACAACTAAACTTACTTTCTTAGGTGGTAAGTTCCGTATTAAAACAAACATGTTTACGGGAACACCAACAGCTGGTCAACCTTTACAGGTTGGGGCGACTGGTGGTAAATTAACTGTTGTTTCAGATGTAGAAACCTTAGCTAGTGGCCTTGTAGCCCATTGCTTAGAGACTACAGATGCTGATGGTTACATAACAATTCAAACACTTTAATAGGAGGTACATAATATGTCTTATGATGTTGATCCTAAAGTCCTTACTGAGTTATTCTTAACTAAGATGGACACAGACATGGAAAAGACAGCTGCAGAGGCTGGTGCCTTCGTACGTATGAGATTACGTGAACTTTCGTTCATGCGTAAAATCATGCAACCGGAGTATGTGACCGCAGCGGACTGTCAACGTTCCGTGAACCATGACCAATTGGTCAAAATCGTGGATAAGGAACCCAATTCAACAGCGCAGGCGTTGAATTTCCGTGGTAAACCAAATGCCAATTATGTAACAGGCGAACGTTACGAGATTTCTTTCTATATGATCAGCTCGGATGATTTCCAGAAGACCGAGGAAGAATTACTTGCATACGAAATGCCTATTACAGACGTTATCGAAAGAAACTCTGTAAAAGATATCCAGAAAATTGAAGACACCAAATTCATGGAAACTATTTCTGGTATTTGCTCAGGGACAGGCGGAAAAGAAGACACAATTGCTGTAGCATCTGGCACAGCTCTTAATCCTATTCCACCTAGTGTATTTAGACAAGGATTTAACTTGTTAGAAGAAACAAGTGGATCCTCACCTCACTACACTGATTTGATTCTTATGAATCAATCCGATTACAATAAACTTATTGAGTGGAACAGTTCTCAGGTTGGCGATTCAATTGCTAACGAGATCACTATCAATGGTTTTACTTACCCAACACTGTTTGGTAAAAAAGTAATCTCTACCATTAAGGGAGAACTAGTACCAGAAAACGATCTTTACTTCTTCGCTCCAAAAGAATACTTAGGGCACGCTTATATTCTAGGCGATACTAAATTCTGGATCAAGAAAGAAAAGAATCTAGTCACCTGGGCTGCTTACGAGTTCATTGGTGTAGGTATTGGTAACATTAATGGAGTTGCAAGAATAACATATTCTGTAACATAATAATAAATCCCCGATCCGTCGGTTTATATACATTCACTCCCTTTAAAAACCCCGGGCATATGTCTGGGGTTTTTATGGTAAAAATGGAATCCGAGGATTCCTTTTGGTCGCCAACCTAAGCCTTCTGCTACTGAGGCTTACCCGTAGGGCCTTACGGGGAGTGTCCTTAACCTGCAGGACTAGGTGCCGCCAAAGACGGCAAATGCTGGCGTGCGTATTACTTGCCCCGGCAGTAGCTTTTAATACCGGAGGGTTTGCATGAGTCTAGGTACATACAAACCAATTGTTTTGTTAAACTATGAGGCCTTCCTAGAATACCACATAACCACCGTTTTCATACCTGTCAGCAGCGCAGGTAGAAAATAGCCTAAACTATCCTCTATTCTTCTTATACCACAAATAGGGTAAAAAAGAGCACCTAACTAGCGTGCTCTTATACCTGCGCGAAGCCCCCTAACGGCTGGACTCATGCCCGGGCTCGTTACGGTAATACCAA